ATTATCTGAATTTCCTTTGTGACCACATTCTTTCCGCAACCACATCTTATACATCAGGATTGACTCCATCGACATGGGTGCTACAGTTAAAATATTTTCTTCTTGGATGAGATAGAAGTCTTCATCAGACCACATCATCCACTTAACAAGCCCTACTGCCATCCCTAACTGACCATCCTTCTCAATGGTATGAGTGTTAGGTGAAGCAGGTTCCGACACATATATGGTCGTATACCCTGGGTTTGTATCTTCTTCTGTCGCAATCATTGAACCGATGATAGTATCCCCATTGGTCATCTTTAAGACACCATAGAATTCTTGATCGTGTTTAATGTAATTGATACTCATTTCTTTAGATTTACCTTTATAATCTCATAGTCAAATGATTCTGAATCATATATCTTCATCCTCTCCACTAGGTGACGGAAGGTATAATTATATGTCGAACCTCGTGAGCAGTCATCTGCTATATCATATAGTACTGCCTGTGCTTTATTATCACCTGTCCTTAATACACGTCCAATGGACTGTAGATTTCTCACCCTAGACTTACTAGGTGATGCGAAGATAACATTGTGTAGATTACGGATGTTAATACCAGTTGAGAAGGTTCCATATGATGCTAATATTATAGCATCTTTTTGGGTTTCGCAAATCTTTCTTGCTTCTTCTCTCTCTACAGCATCAACTCCACCGTGTATAAAGAAGACCTTACGGTCATTCTCTACCTTATTATTTATCATTTCCCACAGCGGTTCACCATGCTTTTCGATGAAGTTGAATAGAATAAGAGTGTTGCCCTCTAGGTCTAGTGCTAGGTTACGAATAAACCTGCTACGTCTGGAGTGCATACAGATGTAATCCATCTCCTGTGGATAAGAATCAAAGGGTACCCACCCATGCTTCAGTAGTAGTATCCGTACCTTAAGTTTGGACAATTGACCCTTGTCCATTAAATCTTTTGTCTTAGTTACCCTATCAACTGTACCAAATAAACCCTCAAGTACCAGTTGATGTGCTTCTAATCCGTCAAGGGTACCAGTGAGTCCAACACGATATTTTGCATCATGACACTTGGTTAGGATACCAGTAAGACTCTTAGCCTTGTATTGGTGTGCTTCATCCCCTATAATAGTATCAAATCTTTCAAAGAATCTCTTTGGTTCCTTATAGATAGACTGCCAAGTGCTTATAACTACGGGACTATCCACATATTTCTCTTCACCACCCATAATCTTATGAACATCCCTGACATTCCAACCATACTCTTTAAAATCATTTTCCAACTGGCTTACGAGAGAGATCGTAGGAACTATAATAAGAATCTCTCTACCCTTAAGTCTGTGCCAACGGACTAGAGCATATATAATCAGCGATTTTCCACTTCCCGTGGGGGATAGTAGAAGTTTGCGATTGTATTTAATTGCTTGGTATAATCCTCGGAGCTGGTAATCACGTATTCGGTATGGTAACCGAAGAGCACGTACAAAAGACGCAATGCTTTCAGGTGTAACATACTCTTCCTCCTCATTTGGGTAACCATAGTATTCGCTATTCCCGATGGAGTAATCATATCCATGCTCCTCAAGGAATTGTGTCAAGTAAGTAAATAGACCAACGTATATCTCACCAGTGCCAGGGGAATAGAGACGTATCTTACCGTCCCAGTACCTCTTCTTTACTGCTGGCATATACTTTGCGCCAGGTACTTCAAAGCAGAAGTGCTCACTCAACTCTTTATGGAGATGAGGCTCTGCCTCTACCTTCAAAAAGACTTCATTCTTTTTTACTATAGTAGTCACCTGATTCCATAATACTTGACAATTTCAATAGTATTCTTAATGGCAAACCCACGAGTGTCGATCTGCTTAAGTATCCTATCAATAGAATTTATACAAGTTCCAAGGTAATCTATTTTCTGTTTGGCTCTGCACACGTCATCATCACTATCAATGAACATGTCAAGGTCACCCTTCAATACCTTTAAGTCAAAGGGTTTCTCTGCATACACTGAGGCAGGTGCCTTACCGTTGTAATATAACCACTTCTCTTTATATAATTTGTTATACCTTGTCTGTGCATCAGACAACATCAATTTGAATTCATTATGCAATTGCAAATACTTTGCATGGAGTCTAGGAGTCTCAAGACTATCGTTTGCTAGTAGCTCAGGTAACTCCCTGTGATCAAAGAATGCTTCAGCGTCCTTTGCCCACAACTCTTCAATTTTCTCAAGATTCATTATGTTAGTTGATCAATTCTCGTACCTACATCTGCACTTCTGACTTCATAGGATGTATACCTAAAGGTTACAGTTGCCATAGCATACTCTGTGCCATCTACTGTAGCATTAAACTCTAATGCTGACAAGGATGTGGGGAATATATCTGTGAATACAACGTTAAAATTTGCTTGGAAGTTACTATTCATAACTACCAGAGTAGCGTCACCGTAAATAGGTTTTGCACCTTCCTTTCTTTCTGAAATAACCTCTGCTGCCATCTTCTTCTTAAACCTATACCTCTCCATGGTAGTATCAGGAGTACCTAAACCCCTCATCCAGTTATGGAGAATCATATAGTTTTCCAAATCCTCATCAATAATGAATGCTATATTGAAAGGGTCATACTCTATGAAACCTTCTAAAGGTAGAGAACGCAATGGTGTTGATTGCCTCTGCTCACCTAATGTCATAGCAGGTATGTTAGCAGACTGACAGAAGTAGGATACCTTAGGAAATTTTGCCAACAGAAGTTTATATCCTATGGGTGATAGGAAATTCCTATTTTCAATTTGACTGTTGAATGTTGCCATTAGTTACGCAGGTCTCCACTTATCTATTTAGCGCAAGACAGGAACATCACCTTCACCATCATCATCATTTATTTCATCTACACGATCTTGGAGAGAATCCAACCATGGGTCTCGCATTTGATTCTTTTTAAAGTTAACTACCAGTAACTCATCTCCTGGTTTAACATCCTTCATCTCTGGATGCACTGGTCTAGTAACTTGTCTTCTTATTACCTCTGGTGGGGTAGGATGTACTGGGTCATTGTCAACATATTGCTGACCAGTAAATTTTGATGCCTTAATCAGCAGTTGGATTGCGTTCGCTAAAAGATATAAACTACAACTCGCAAACAATACTACTGTTAAGATTGACATTTTTTCACCGTTAATTCGATACTATCATCATCCATTTCCCATTCTTCTACCATACTCCATCCATTCTCTTTAACTGTTTGATGTAGGACTTCTCTCGCATCTTGTTGATCAATACTAGACTGGTAAATTGTTTTACCATCCTCATCTTCTACAGCACCCCATGGTTGCACAATAAATCTCTGAGTCAAATTCATCCTTTATAGTCCTTAAACTCCAGTTTCATCACAGGATCCTCTTCAAAAAGAATATCACCACCTTCCTCTTGGACTTTGGCAAGTTCCTTCTCGTCAGTTTCCCACAGTTCTTCTATATGGTCCATATCTTATTTAGGTAAGTCGAATAGTATATTATCTATATAATCCATCGCCCAATCTCTATCAAACCATGAAGATAATGCAGCTATAGTCTTCTTATTCTTCCTCTGTTGTGTAGAGTAATGTATCTGATCAGCACGTCTCTGTGCTGCTAGTAGTGGTGAAGGGAAACGTGCCTGTCCCACTGCTCTCTTATAGATTATAAGGTATTGTAGCACAACTTCAGCAAACTTAACTGTCTCCTCTGCTGTCCTGATACGTTGAAACTTTATCTGTGGTGAGAATATGTCACCCCACTCAGGTAATTTACGTGGTTCATCAAAGATAAACTTATCTGCTACCTTCTGAGTCTCCTTATGTACATGGTCTGACCCAAAGATAGGTGATATATCCACAATAGCAGCAGTAATAACTGTCTTGGTAGCAACTATATCAGCACCAAAGACAGGTATATTATATGTTGGGTCTGGAAAGAATACACAATGCAAGACATCTAGTCCTCTCACCTCTGATGTCTCCAGGTGTATCTTACGGAGACCATCAGCAGTGTACATTTCATTCTTAATCCATAGTCCTTCCCTTTCTATCCAAGGACATGAACACTCCATTGGTTTAATACCGTCCAGTGACATATAGCACTGTCGTATTAACCTAGCAATTTCCTCAACCATTATCCTTGCCAGATCATGTCTGGCATCTGCGCTGGTTGTTGTCTACCTATAGTTAACATCAATATAAAATAGCATACAAACCATATTACATTGAAAATCCATGCTTGTCTATAGAGGTATTTACGTACTGCCATAGCACGGTTAACCATCTTACGATCAGCATCCCACTCCTCATTACTTACTCGTCTTATGATCTGTTCTATGATCACTGCAACAATAGTACCTATCACTAAGGGATAGAATACAAAGTTAGCGAAGGACATTAAGGAAATTAAAAAAGTCATCGTCGTGGTATGTATCGTTGGGCTTTATCTATGAGAGGCATTACATCGCTCTCTACTTTCTCTATTATATCATCTATTACATTCACATCCAAGTCCATAAATGGTGGGATAATACCCAAGATTCTTAGTAACCCATCTACAAACAGTGCTAAACATATAAACCCTAGTATCATACTGATGATGGTAGCATCTCTATTATGCTTTCTCATAGATGCTTCATCTATTGCACGTGCCTCTGCAACAGCAGCGGCTATTAAATCATCGACTTCGCTCTTGGTATAGGTATATCTCTTGATTTGTTCTTCAGTCATTTGTCATGTGTGATACTCGTCTAGAACCTCCAATACATTGATTAGGGCTCGCTTGGCAGCATTACGTTCTTCTGGTTTCCATTCTGGATACCATTGCTTACTATGTATTCCAGTGATTATCCTATTCACCCTAGCGTACATGTCAACCTTAGATAGTCTACCGTTCATTGGTTATTATACCACAGTATACTAATTATACCACCAAGCAATAAAAAAGGCACCCGAAGGTGCCTTTGATCTTGGTATGGTAACCTTGATTTACATCAGGTTAGTAACCTTAACACGTCTGTAATAACGGTTAGCATTAGCGGTCAATGCGCCAACACCCTGTGTAAGACCTTCAGCAAATGGGTTTGCAACCATTCCGTAACGAGTCTTAAATCCAATTTTTGGTTGGAAGGTGTCTTGACCTACGGCTCTGACCATTTGGAGAGGCACGTAAGGACAATAGAATAGACCTGCATCATAGGCAGAAGATCCTTTGTATCCAGAAACATAGAAGTGATTGTCACTTACGTTTGCAGAGTAAGGGTCAACATAGACCTTAATACGTCCGTTGAGGGTTCCAACTAGAGTAGAAGAGTTGTCATCTACGTTTCCTAGTGGGTTAACTGCACCAGCAAGACCTGAAGAGTAGTCAAGTACGCCAGCCATAGACAGAGCAGATGCCACATCAGCAGAGCAGATGAGGATGTTGCCCTTTCCACGACGAGTTTCATGCCCGATGGCATTCATGTCTCTCTCGATCTGGAAGAGTAGTCCCTTAAATTTTTCAACTGACCACCTACCGTTGGAGTCAACGTCTAGGTCGAAAGTACCAGCAGTTGCTGTGTTGTTTTGTGCGCCTGGGCGAGCGATTTTGTAAACAGTTCTTACAACTTCACGGTTGATCTCAGCGAGAACTTCCGTTGAAAGAATGTTTGCCAACTCAGACTCGGCATCTAGTCCGTGGACTGCCTTCAAGTCTTGAGCAAGCTCTAAACTGTACTCAGCTTTCAAAGCACGTGACTTAGCAGTAACCGTTACCTTTTCAATCGAGAATCCCATCTCGTTGAAGTGGTTGTTTGCTGCGTCGCCTAATGCTTCAGACTGAGCAGTAGTCATACCCTGACCACCGATAGTGTAGTTACCTGCGCCATCAGCAAGCAGTCCTGGGTTAGATCCAGTCTGGTCGTTGGAAGCAAGTCCGTCTGCACTGTTCTCAGATGAATGCTCGGTATCAACTTCGTTGAAGAATGTCTCAACTCCGCTGTTAGCGATATCTCTGTTTGTACCCTTCGTAGAGCGCATTGCGAAGATAAGTCCAGTAGGACCTGTCATCGGTTGTACTCCGCAGATGTCATAAGCAATCAGCTTAGGCATACTACGACGGATAAGTGAAATTAGAACTGGGTCGAAACCAGCAACAGGACCTGTAGCGGTACTACCACCAGAGTAACCTGTGCCACCCAAACTGTTAGTTGGGGCTGCCTCAGTTACGAGACCACGCTCTTCTTTCAGAAACTTTTCTTGGTTTTCCAGGAGGACGGAGGTAACCGCTTTTCTATAATTATCCTTAATAGGATCGAGCTCTTGATGCTCAAGAATAGGGTTCCACTTTTCCTGGAGTGATTCTGCGTTAAACATTTTGTTAACTAACTCCGAATTTTAGGATTGAATGTGGATTATTTGCCAGACCATCTGCTGATTGCTTCAGCATATGCTCCCATAGCACTGGTTGGTTCTGGGCGGTTCTCTACTTCAACATCCTCAGAGACCGTAGTCTTCTCAGGCTTCGTAGAGAAATAGGATTCACGTAGTGTAGAAACTTTCGACTTGAATGCTTCTTCATTCTCAAACTCAACAGCTTCTGCTAGAGAAATTAGTTTCTCTTTCTGAGAGAGACTTAATCCCTCTGCAATCTCTGTCACAATCCCATTCTTAATATAGCCGCCGACCTGCTTAGACAGACCAACGTTTTCTTCAATTGATTCGTTGAGTTTAGACTCCATACTATTGAGTTGTCCTTGTAGGTCATCTACTAGGTCAACTTTCTCGTCGGGAATGTCAATGTAATTCTCGACAAAAACTTGCTTAAGACCAGTTAGAACTTGCTCTCCCATCTCTGCCTTAATGCCAGATTCAACAGCGAGCTGATTCTTGCTCATCCACTGTCCTACTGCATAGGAAAGATAGTCGTCAACTTTCTTAGAAAGTTCTTCTTTAACTGTCTCAATTTCTTCTTCTAGCACCTTAGCATAGTCTGTATGCATGCGGTCTAGTTCTTCGTTGAGTTTAGAAACTACAGCAGCTTCAAAGATAGTCTTTGCTTTCTCTTTGAATTCTTCGCTGAGCTCTTCTCCTTCGGTTAGAGCAGCAACGTCAGCACTGAGGTCTACCTCAATGATTTCACGTTCCTTCTCAGGCTCTTCTGCAATCACGTCGCCCTCTGGCTCGTGTCCTGCTTTTACGTCACCCTTATCAGAGAAAGTCTGAGTAGATGCTGATGCATCACTAGGTTTCGTGGTAGGTGCGACTGCGTTACCGCCAGCGATAGTCTTATACTTGTTACTATCGTCGTCTGGTTTGCTGTTAAACGGTGTTGGACCTCCGAGATCTTGTACTCCGGCTAGACTACTACCATCGGCACCCAATTTTGGTTGTGGGTCACCAGGTTTGGCGTTAGCGGTTACACTCGATTCATCCAGAGTTTTAATCTCTTGTGACATTGCTGTTGTCTCCTTCGTACAATAAGCTGATTGCTAGTATTATTTAGTAGTTCAAAAATTTACAAACCTTGAATATACTGGTTAAATGCGGAAAGTTTTACCTCTTCCATCTGATTTAGCGCAGCATTCTTGATTCTTTTTTGAATTTGCTCGATAGTTTGCTCGTGAACGGCTCCGTTATCGCAGACCCATTCCTTCCCTTCCATGATTCCATTCACAAATGCGTCTGGAGCTGAAGGGTCTGCCACGATATCCGCAGCAGTGGCAAGCATGAAGTCATCGCAAACGATCTTGACTCCTCGCTCTTCTCTAATTGACCCAAGACCACGGGATGAAACACCCAGTTTTACTCCTTCGTCAATCAAACTTTTAGCGATCTGACCCATTGGAGTTTCCAATAGTCTCGCTTTTCCAACAAAGTTAGAACCCTCTTGTTGGAGTGATGTTATTAGATGCGATACACGATCTAAATTGATAGTAGGACCATCGGGGTGACCCAATTCTCCTAATGCTCTACCAGCTTTAATGTATTTCGTATCATAATTCGCTGCTTCCCGCTGTAACGTCTCGATAGGATACATCCGACCGTTGCGGTTTTTGATTGCACCCTGAAGGAACACACCCTCGATAAAATGACTCTTCTTGCCATTCTTACCTTCGGTGATTGTTACTCTAGCGGTTTCAATCTCCTCCCTTATCAGTTTCATCTGGAGTCTCCTCGGATTCGGTTTCTGTTTCAGCTGTGGGTGCTTCTGCATCCTCAGGTTGTTCGGTATTTTCAGGACCGTCTGCCTGTGGTTGAAATATTTTCTTACCTACTTCCTGTTTCTGCGCATCAATGGCATCTAATGCTTTCGCATTCATACCCTGAACCACATAATCAGACAGGTCTTTTTGACCTGCAAATAAGGCATTAACAATATCTTTCGCAACTTGGGTAGGCATAATACTTATATATCAATATTACTATTTAGATATCTCCTTTTTTGTAATCCTGCGGAGTCATAGATGGTTCCTCAGGTTCAGGCTCTGGAGGTATGAGAGACATCTCCATTTGTTCCACTTCTAGTTGCTGCATCTTCACAGGATCTACAAGTTTGCCAGCGGCAATCTCCTCATCCATTTCTTTTTGGATGTCCTGGAACTCTTGGTCAGTCTGCTTAAGGATCTGACGACGCATATACTCTAGTGAGAAGTATTTACCAGCAAAGGGGTCCATCTGAGCAACAAGAGCCATGCGCTCATTCATAATCTCTTGCTCTTTCAACTCACTAAAGTAGTTGTCAGCAACAAAATCATACTGGATGTGTTCCTTATACTCGTCCCATTCCTCAATAGTTAATACACCAGTGAGTACCAACTGAGTCTTCAGTAGGTCATTGAATAGGTCACCAAACTTCTTACGAAGTCTGACTACAAACTTCTGGAATTTAACCTCATCACGTGTAATCTCTGCGCTTCTTCCTACATTAAAGGAGCTGTCAGATTCTAGTCGTGACTCAGGTACATTAAGAGAGCGATAAAGTTTCTTCTGGAAGTACTTAACGTCTTCCAACTCTCCCAAATTCTGTCCGCCTGGTAATGTGGTGATTTCTGTGCCTCTACCACCTTCACGTCTAGGAAGCCAGAAGTCCTCTAGCATCGACATGAATTTCTTATCGTCTCTAATCTCTCCAGTGTCAGCATTGTATACTAACTTATTCCTATAGCGAGACATAACCTCTTTAAGGTATTGCTCTGCCTTCTGCTTAGGTAAGTTACCTACATCAATATAGAATATTCTACGCTCTGGAGCACGAGACAATCTGTATATAACCAGACTATCCTCAATCATACGGAGTTGATTGAGTGCTTTAATTGCTTTGTGTAGATGTGATAGCACATGGTTGCGCTGCATATCTAATTGCCCTGAATGGACAAAACACACTGCGTCAGGTGCAATTTTAATACCACGATTCTCGTAGCCCTTCAGTCCTTTAGGTGAGTAGATATAATATTCTACTGACTTAGGTACAAAAGTAGACTGTGACGGATCACTAGGTGATATACCACGGTCTTGCTTCTCAAATTCGATTACTTTCTTAATCTTACGTGGGTCGATGTATCTTAACTCAGTGATACCACGCTTGGGATCCTCTGGGTCAACCATCTTATGATAGAAAAGTCTTCCATCGATATACCATCTACGGAAAATATCGTATGCCCTTCTATCAAAATCGAGAAGGGTGAGAACATTCTCAAACTCTTCTCGTATCCTTCTCTTTAGACTATCACTTACCTGTAGGTTTGTTAATTCAAGATCTACTGGGTGATCGTCTAGGTCTCCTGCTATAGCTTCGTTAACGATATCGTTAACTGCCATATCGCACTCTGGATGGATAGACATCTCACGATATCTACCTACTAAATCTACTTCACTCGCTTTATTGGCGGCATCTCCGAGGTCAACGTACTGACCAAAATAACCGCCAGCCGAAATAGGACTGGCGGCATCATCGGAATCTTTATGCACGAAAGAGGGGCCCTTAGATAAGGATTTCCCCTTCTTTCGGTCAAGTGAATAACCAAATAGCTGTGACATTCAATTTAATCCTGCTTGTCAAGAAATATTTATAACGCTTTATTATAGCATTATAAATGCGGACTGTCTAGTCCTCATCCTTGCCGTGGAATACATCCTCAGCAGTGCCCCATGTCCAGTACTGGACTTGTAGCTCTACAGTGTATTCTT